GGCTTAGTTGCGTCCCTGATGGGATGAACGATTGTGTTAATACTAACACACGTATATTATATAGTCAAGTAATAATGTGTAAACCGATACAGTTTCTTAACATTCCTATTTTGTTTCTTCGATTGCTTCCTTGATTACAGTCTTCAACTGTCTTAACTTCTTCTTACCTAGACCAGCACGTGTGTCTATCTTTACCTTCAACCAATACACAAAGGCAAGTACTAGTATGAACTGAATACCTTCACCCCATGATAGGTTCCATGCTTCATTAAGATCTAATGAAGCAGCAGCTAATAAGTTAATCATCTTAATCAAAAATCTATATATATTTATTTAACTGTGAGGGAAGGAGTCGAACCTTCAAGTCCCGCCAGGAACAGTAGGGAAACAACCTACCACGTTTACCAGTTTCGTCACCTCACAAGGTAGGCACTATTTAAGTGCCGAGATCATGCGAGTGATTCCTATACCACCTCCAGAACGAGGGAAGAAATCAAAGTCGAGGAACTTTTCAAGTTCATCTTCCACTCTTTCCTTACCAAACTTATCAATAATAAGTTGAGCATATCCACCATCTGATATGGTGTAGAATGTATCACGCATTTGTTCTTTGTCGGTACTCCTTTCAGCACTACCGATAGTTTCCATGCCACCTAAGATAACATCAATCTTTCTACTAGTACCATCATCATTCCTAGACATGTTCCAGAAAGGTGATGTCCACTCAGGGAACTTAGTAATCATACCACGTCCAATCTTTTTCTCATGGTCATGGTCTAACTCTTTAGTATTAAACTTGTCACCCCATTCATCATAGGTCTTGATGTTTGCTGCATCTAATGGTATACCTAGCCATCGACAGAGTTCTATCTCCATCTCTTCTAGTTCTTTTACACCACCCTTCATTTCAAACTCAAACATAGGGAAGATAGTTTCGTGTCTACCTGGTACAGGATCTGGTTCTGCTCTATATGAAGTGGAGACACAAAAAAATCCTTCTGCCGAAGGATTAGAAAGTAACTCATGTTCTAACCACATCTGACCTGTCTGTGGTAGTGGCCAAATATTACCACCATAATTGTATGATGCTACTGTCTCTGGATCTTCACATGCAGCGAGGATACTTAACCTATTCTGTGTATGTACTTCATAAAAGTTTTTGGACAAAAAAAATGACCGTAACTCGGTCACAACATCCGTAAATTCTTTTGGGTCAATAAGACTTGTCATTATTATTAGTCAAACTAAGTTATTTAGCAACAACCTATGTGCAATACCTCTAGCATGTGAATTACTTTCACAAAGTTTATTCATCCATATCCTTTCTTCTAGTGTCACAGGCACACCATCTGTTGTAATCATTCTACAACAGATATCCGTAAGCTCTAGTCTATACTTGGTTGATAGCATTTTAACATCCTGCAAGATAGAAAGAAGTACCTCTTGCTTTGTTGACTCTCTTGACTGTAGCATCATAACTTCCGTCAGGAAACACTAACCCTCTAGCGAAATCAAAAGCAGTTTTATACTTCACAAACTTGAACACTTCATCGTATGTAGATGCAGATACAAGAACACCATCACTGTTCTGTCTCCTCATAACTTTCCAGTTAGTTTGGTCTCCAGTCTTACAATAATAAATGCACCAATGACCTCTTGGATCTGAATCTATATCCATTATTCTCCCTCTGGTTGTTGTTGGATTTTCTTTTTCCTTTTCTTAGGTGGTGTAGGAGCAGTAGCATTCCACATGTTTGGTTTCTGTCTACCTTCACTCTGCTTCAACCACTTCAGTCCTTTCTTATACTTATCATAATAATTGTCAAATAATTCTACTTGACTATCACCCATAGCAATGTCATGTTCTAACTTACCTTCTACTTCATACTGTATTAGGTATGCAGTGTAAGGAAGTTTCTTATCTTCTGCTAGTTTAGGGTCACACTTTTCATGTATTATTTTCATGATTTGAGTTCCTTTACTGCCTTCTCAAGAGCATCTAACCTATCGTCATTTCTCTGTTGAGTTTTGCCAGTTGGTTTTGGGTGTGCCATTGCTTCCAATGCTTCCAATCTCTCCTCTATGGTCATGATCTATTTCCCCATGATATTTGTGGAAACGCTTCTTCAACACACTGACGTGTGATCTTCCAACGCTTACCGATCTTTCTATCTTTCATAAGAGTTAGCACTTCTGCTTCCTTCTCATGTAATCCCTCAAGCAATTGAATGAACAAAGTCTCACGTCTTGATTGACTAATGTTAGCACCACCTTTAAAGAACAGATAGAGTTTACGATACTCTTGAATGAGTTGCGTATGCTCTGTACCTTCAGGTGCTTCATTCTTTGTATACGGAACGTCTCCATCTGGGAGCATGGAGATCACACTCTCATCAAAGTTAGCAATAAGAATTGCTCTCAATGCTGGAGAGTTCATCTGCTGTAGAAGTTTAATCTTCTGCGCTTTTGTTTTCGCATTGCTTACCTTTTGTAAGACTTCATTAAGTAATAATTGCATGATCTATAGTTAGTTTCCTGTTATGATTATTTATTCCTCATCTTCTTCCGCACTTTCATTTAAGAAACGGACTGTAAGGAGTTCTTCATTGATCCAATGACCATTATCATCTAGCATCTCTGGATGAATATAGTCAACCTCTTCCTCTTGTGCTGCATACAAGAACTGATTTGTCTTGTCGTTCCATATCCAACCAACCACACCTCCAATTAATAAGAAGACTAATGATATTGCTGCTGAAAAATAAATCAAGATTGATGAATCCATGTCAACTCCGTGCTAAGTGTTCTTTTCCCACCTAATTTCAAAGTTGAAGTAAACTTTTCTCTTTAGGAGGTTTAATGTTTTATTAATCTCAAACCCTTTAGGTTTGATTTGTTCCTTCGGTTTAGCCCTCCTAAGCATGAGCTCTATACCTTTATTTATTTTAAGTTCACTCATTTCTTTTTAGTACTTACCAATCCTTTATCAAGAAAGACTTTAGCAGCCTCGACAAGACCACCAACAGGTTCACCATCTAGTAAAACATATGGAAACCCTTTAGCATTAGTATATGCTGCGGTGAAATCAAACATTGATATAGTACAACCATCTTCTTCTCCAACAAGTATCTTCTCATAAGGAAGACCTGCTCTATCACATAACTGTTCCATTGTAGCACAGTGAGCACACCCACGAATAGTATAAAATTTTATCTTCATTTCTTTAATTCATTTAATATATGTGTATAGGCATTCATTATATTACCTGTCTCTTTTCTAAACAGATCCTTATCGAAACTTTCATTAGTCTCATCCTCCCATAGACGCATACTATCTGGTGATAGTTCATCTGCTAGAAGTAAATTCCTATCTGCATCATATCCAAACTCTAATTTAAAGTCAACCAATGTCAACCCAATGGATGTAAAGACATCCTTAAGAAGATTGTTAACCTCCATTGCTACTATCTCCATCTCACCTACCGTATCCATATCAAATCCCATCTCTATTATACGTTGTGATGTTAGAAGTGGATCATCTTTCTCATCATCTTTCAAATACAACTCAACCAATGGCCAATTAAACTCAGTACCTTCTTTAATGGTTGTCTGTCTTACTATAGAACCAGCAGCAATATTTCTAACTACAACTTCTAATGGAATGATCTCTACCTTCTTACATAACATAGTATTAAAACCCTGAGTACCTAAGTAATGAGTTTTAATTCCATACTCCTCTAACTTCTCAAATAATAATGCTGAGATAAGACAACACACCTTACCTTTATCTTCAGGAAAATCTACCTTCCTACCATTACCAGCAGTAACCTTATCATGAAAATGTATGTACACTCTCTCAGGTTGATCTGCTATACGATAAAGAGATTTTACTTTACCTTCACTTAATAAACAATCTGCTAATAATATAGGTGCTTCCTTTGTATAGAAAACATTTGGTTGGTCTTTGCAATCACCACTCATTATTGATACCCCTTACGTAATTTCCAATCGGCATACATGCTACCGAATATCATACCCTCATGAGATTTAATCTCTGCACCATCAAGAAGTTCCTTCTGTCTTTTATTTAAGGTAACTCCTTCCATAGTGGGGTACTCCTTTTCCCACTGTTGAATCTCTTCAATGATTTTAATATCCATAAAAAAATGGGAGGTTTTACCCTCCCATCTTATCATATCACACAGATACTTGTCAACCTACTGATGGTGCAACAAGTGCAACCTCAGTTGACTCAGCAGCAGCAAGATCAAGTGGGAAGTTGTGTGCATTTCTTTCATGCATAACTTCCATACCTAAGTTTGCTCTGTTAAGAACGTCACCCCATGTAGGAACAACCTTACCAGATGCATCAACAACCGACTGGTTGAAGTTGAATCCATTCAAGTTGAATGCCATTGTACAGATACCCATAGAGGTTAACCATATACAAACAACAGGGAATGTTGCTAGGAAGAAGTGAAGTGAACGAGAGTTGTTGAATGATGCATACTGGAAGATTAATCTACCGAAGTATCCATGAGCAGCAACGATGTTGTATGTCTCTTCTTCTTGACCAAATTTGTAACCATAGTTCTGAGATTCATTGTCAGTTGTCTCCCTGATCAAAGAAGATGTAACAAGTGAACCGTGCATAGCACTAAAGAGTGCTCCACCAAACATACCTGCAACACCTGCCATGTGGAATGGGTGCATTAATATGTTGTGCTCTGCTTGGAATACGAACATGAAGTTGAACGTACCTGAGATACCTAAAGGCATACCATCAGAGAATGATCCTTGTCCAAAAGGATATACAAGGAATACTGCGAAAGCAGCAGAAACTGGTGCAGAATATGCAACACAGATCCAAGGTCTCATACCTAAACGGTATGATAGTTCCCACTGTCTGCCCATGTAAGCAGAGATTCCTATAAGGAAGTGGAAGATTACTAACTGGTATGGACCTCCGTTATACAACCACTCATCAAGTGTGGCAGCTTCCCATATAGGGTAGAAGTGTAATCCGATAGCGTTAGAGGATGGAACGACAGCACCAGAGATGATGTTGTTACCATACATGAATGAACCTGCAACAGGTTCACGGATCCCGTCGATATCTACGGGAGGAGCAGCGATAAACGCCACGATAAAGCAAGTAGCAGCAGCTAACAAGCATGGAATCATTAGAACTCCAAACCAACCAACATAAATGCGGTTGTTTGTACTCGTAACCCACTCACAAAACTCGCTCCATCCTGACAATAAACCTTGCTCTCTTCTTGAGATTGAAGTCATTGAAATTAAAAGAACGTTGATTGTTTGCGGTATGATAAAGACATTGTAACCCCATGGTCTTGGTTAGGGGGATTATATGATGAGCATTTGCTCACCGATCTATTTAGTGTAACGCAATGTTAAGCATTTGTCAAGACTAATGTGACAGTTGATACACCGTCACCAAGATGAGTTAACAAATGATGTGTCTTCTATGGTTGGAAAATCATCAACATAAGTATACCACCCTGTAATAATATACTTTGTCTGAGTAGGACTGGGTATACCATAATGAGAATGAGTCCAGTAAGCAGGGAAGATTGCAAACTTACCTACCTCTGCATCTATCTTCAACTTATACTCAGGAAATATTGTACTACCACCATCAGTAATAGTATTCAAATACAAACTCCATCCCATAACTCTGTTGGTTGAAGGAGATGAGTCCTCACAATGAACACCATGATACCCTTGATTAGGATAATACCTTTGAATATTGTACTGTGGATCAGCAGACCAATTAGATATGATATCCACACTAGAATATTTTTCTCGATATAATTCTGTACACTGATTAATAACTGGCACAAGAATATTAGTACAGTCATTATCTACTGTAAGGTTCATCAGTATATCAGTGGAATCTTTTACACTAGGATTGACTATTACTTGACCATCAAGAGAATAGCATCCTTCATAGTGTCTATCCTCTTGACTTTCAAAGTATTCTATAATTATATTACAATCACTAGGTGAAACCACCTCATTATATGTTTCAATAAAGTGTTGCACTAGGTACTAGCGTTTTTAAAATACTTATTAATAACTTCTACTTGATCATCATACCTAGCAATCTTATCAAGTTCAACTTGGATTGCTTCAGTGATATCAGAGTGCTCTC